CAGTAATACAAAACACCATAAAAAGTATTACTATATGATGAAAATATAGTTTAACCCCCTTCTTATTAAATAATATAATTATATAAGTTATATAACAATCTTAAATAAATTATATAATTATATAACTTAATAAAACAATCATAATAGATAAAAACAAAAACAGTAATACAAAACACCATAAAAAGTATTACTCCTAAAATTAAAAAAAAAATAGATCAAGGAGCAGAAACACCCAAACCACCAACAACACCCGCAACCTCACTAAAAGCATAACCCACACTATCACACTCATCAGGCGAAGGATACTCCTTCATCACCTCCTTATCCGGATGCAAATAAACATACTGCCGACCAAGACTATCCACCGGCGAATACAACTCCCCACCAACACTATAACTCCTAATATCAGCATTAACAAACATACCTCCATTCCTTATATGATAAGCATGTGGATAAGCACGATTATATTTGCTGCCGGTACTGGAAGCAGTTGTATCTTTCACATAAAAACCCATATCCACCATCAAATCAGCGAGAATATCTTCCCAGTATTGCAAAGCATAATGACTTGATGAACCTGCTTCCCGTTCAAAATTAACAACACGAGGCATATATCTACGATTACGAATAAGGAAATCCCGTAAATCCTCTTCCGGTGAAGCAGATGGTGTACTATACAAATCCACTAAACCCAACATATTATTATCAAAATAACATAAACAAGCCATACTGAATTTATCAGTACCCGTACTTGCGGGGTCAATACCAATAGCACAATAAACAGGATTCCAATCCTTAAACATAACATACGGTATTTTACTGTTGTTAAATTGGTCGATGTTCATTAATAATCCATCTTTTATTATGATGTCCCAGTTACCGTATTTTAATTGTTGTCTGGTTACTTCATCAAGTTTATCCAACTGCTTTGAATATTCTTCGTGATTTAAATACATATTATCAGTATAAGCAGAAGAAATAAACGGCAACCTACTTTTCTTATCCACAAATCGTTTTTTAACCCAATCGTGTCCTATACCTCCCGGATTTGAAGCACCTCGCATACGAATAGGTATGTCATTATTTTCAAGTTTACGAAGTCTTGAATGCAAGTAATTATATTGGTTCTCCGGAAACTGTGTTAATTCATCAAAACCAACAAATTGCAACTCTGCACCTTGATAACTGTTTAAATGTTTATCGTGGGATAAATACCGAAAAGTTAATGTCGCACCACTACTAAAAATAAATCTTTTCTTCTGTTCTTTCCAAACAACCAAACCACTATCTTCTTTTGGTAATAACCATTGTTTAGCCCTATCCATTATCGCATTTGGCATATCCAAATCTTCCAAAGTTCTACGGATAATAAGTGCATTATAGTTTAACTTGTTTTCGCCTTCCGGAATATGTTTTTCCTCAACATATTGTAAAGCAGACATTAAAAGACTACTGCTTTTCCCACCACCGGCTCTGCCACCGAATAACATTTCTTCTGATTGGTAAATAAGGAATTTAACTTGTTTTCCGAATGGTTTCTCGGGTATGAAATAGTTATTGTAAATAGTGGCATAGAAATGGTTTCTTTGCTCTTCCCATATTTTTTTCCAGTTTGTAGTGTTTGTAATGTCCATTATATTTTGCCTCTTAATTGCATTTCTTTTTCTAATTGTTTAAAATATTCATCGGCTTTGGCTTCTTCTTCTGCTAATGTTAAATCACCAGTTACTTTTGCATTTAAGTTTAATTCACCTTTTTGTTCTAATTCCAATTTATCTGGAGTAGTGTCCTTATAATTATTAGTTAAACATAATGCAGTTCTCTGATTTTTCTGTGCAGTATCCATATCTTTATTTAATTGTGATTCTCTATTCCCTATATTTTCTAATTCTTTATATAATCTTTTTAATTTTTTCTCATCATTAGTATTATTAATTAAATCATAAATTTCTTTTTTTCTAATTGCTAATTTATTTAAATCATATCTAATACTACCAATTCTCTGCTTCCAAGTTTCAATTTGTGTATTAACTGCATTTATTCTTTCTTCCTCTCGTTCTAATTCATCTCGTTTATCATACAAAATCAATAAATCATGTTTAATATCTAACCAACAAACATTAGCAGAAATATTTTCTAAATATGATTTTGTAGTATTATTTATTTCCGCAAGGTCTCGTAATGTACAAAAATCATTATTTATCCAAGTTATACGATGATTCATTTGTACGGAAGTTTCATAATCTTCTCTTTTTTTATCCCAATATTTTTTATAGATTATATCATTAATAGCATCTTTAACACTTTTTAAATTTAAATCATGTATGTTTAATTCAATTGTTTTGAAAAGCATTATTTAAACCTCACTTACACTCACTTTAACTCATTATAAAATATTTCTTTATTAGTCTTGAAACTGCTGATTTCTCGTGTAAATACATTATCAATGTTTGTTTCTATATTTTTTGATTTTATTTTTTTATCTTCTGTTGATATGTTATATTTTGATAGTTCGGGTCTTTCTCGTAAAACAATGGTGTTTAGATGTGTATCATTATATTTCCAGTGTTTATTCTTTTTTAAACTATATACTAATCCTTTATTACTTGTAGTTATGAATACTGTCCAATTTTTTTTAACATAGTATTCTGTGATTGTTGTTAAGAATTTTGTTTCTATTCCTATTCCTTGAAACTCGGGTAAAACAACTAAACGGTGAATTCTTTTTTTACCTTTTTGATATGGTAGTTGTATTACTGCACAGAAACTTACTAATTTATCGTTATATATTCCTATGTAGCATTCACTTGTTTTGTTTAAGTTTCCGCTTAAATAGTGATATTTGCTAAATGTTTTCCATATTTTTTGACCAAGTTTGTTTGTGATTTTATAGATTTGTAGTTTAATGACTGGTTTTTTCCAGTCTGTTTTATGAAAAAAGAACCATCGTCCGTGTTGTATACCCAGTCGGGTTGTAACCAGTCGATTATGTCGAAGTGGCAACTTATTGCTATGAATTTTCGGTTGTTTCTTCTTATGTTTTTTTGTACTGTATAACTTGTTGTTTTTGCTATGTCTCGGTCTACTACACTTGTAAATTCATCGAATACAATTATTTCTTTTTCTGATAGTAGATTGTATGCTAAATCTACTCTCATTTTTTCGCCGTTGCTTAAAACATTATATGGTTTCAACCAAGAGGTTACACTTCCGAATCCGACACTGTTGAACATATTTGTTATTTCGTTGATGTTACAGTGTTCTGGCATTTCATCTACAATGCTTTTATCTGTGAATTTATGGTTGCTACATTCATTTAGATTAAATATTTCTTTTGCGATTGTTGTTTTACCAGTTCCACTTCCTCCTATGATTAATCCGATGTTCCAGTCTTTATTTTCGATGTTTGTGTTTCCTTTAAATTCTTCTTCAAATTTAACATCATCTAAATCGAAGTTGTCTATGATATTTTGGTTTCTGAAAGAATGCTCATAATTTATTTTTTTTATAATGTTAAAATTCGGCATTCTAATCCCTCTTCGGTAAATTTTTCGTAGTATTCTTGCTGTGTTTTTTCGTTTTCAAATGTGATTAATAGTTTAAATACTTCTTTTGGAGGTTCGTATTCTTTTATATCTTCTTGTTCTTCTTTAAATCCATAGTCTTCTATTGTTTCAAGGAATGTTAATTCAGCATCATCAAATCCTGTTAGTTCGGTGTTTTCAAATCCAGTTAATTTAAAATCTGTGAATATTTGTGTTAATTTTTCATTGTCCCAATCCCCACTAATTTTATTCAAAGCAATATTTAATGCTTTTTCACGGTTTAAATCTTCTTCGTGAACATATACAACATCAACTTCTGTATATTCTAATTCTTTTAGTGCTTCATATCTTTGATTTCCACCTACGATATGGTTATTCACATCATTTACGATTATTGGGTCTATATAACCAAATTCTGTTATTGATGTTTTTAGTTTTTCCATTTCTTCGGGTGTTATGTCTCTTGGGTTGTAGTCGGGGCTTATTAATTGTTTTATGTCTACTTTTTCAATCTTCATAATTTTACCTCATTTATTGTTAAGTTACAACAATCTTCACTATTAATTTATTATTCTATTTTTATTGCAGTGCTGTTAAGAATAAAGTTAGCACAGCAATCGCCGTACCAATACAAGTTAAACCAATACCAATAATCCATTTCAAAACATTCTGTGTATTCTCTAACTTGGTTACTCGATTATCAATATTAAAATCATCTCGTTCTGATTGTAATATTAACTGGTCAAGTTTAGTATCCATTTTCTCAATATCTCTTTTAATCTCCATAATCCGTAAATCTTTAAAGTCTGCTCTTGCTTTTAATTCGGTTATATCAGTTTCGTGATGGGTTAATTGTTTATCTCGTATGCAAACATAATTACTCTTCTTTTTGGGTGTCATTGTTGTATTCTCCGGCGGGGTCGATGTCTTCTAATATATTAGCATTACCATTATTTTTTAAATTACTGTTTATGCTATTTTCAATAAAATTATTGATTGCACGGACTTGTTGCTCATCTAACTCATCAACATTTAAATAAATAGTATCCGCATCAGCATCAAATAAAGTATTAGGATTACGAGCATTATAGTAACTGAAACATAATAATATTAATCCAGTTCCAATACTGGTTAATGTTTCCGCATTAACGGGTAAATTCAAACCTATACTTGCAAGATATCCTATCAATAAACCGAATATGGTTAAAAGTATACTATTCAAAATTGTACTAATGTTTTTAAATTCAAGATATTTACTCATTTTTTTTCACTTTCCTTCTGATTTTTAATTTATAAGTTGAATCGGTGTTAATCCGCACTCCCGCAACATATTGGTGGGGTGTTTGGTGTACATATCCACATTCACATAATATTTCAGTATCAACACGACGGTATGCTCCTTTACGATTGCAAATAGGACATTTTATTTTTTTAGTGTTGATTTCTATTAGGAATGTTCTGTCTTGTCGGAGTTTACTATATGCCATTTTGGATTAACCTCTTCTTCATTATTATACTCTAATAAATACAGTATTGTTTTTTATAATCCCATACTTCTTTTGGCTTTACGGATTGTCTCTAATTCTTTGAAGAAATCCGGTTTATCCTTATGTAAATTCGGTGATTTGCCATGTAGGTTTGCATTTTTACTTCCTAATGCTTTTTTCTCTCTCTCGGTCATCACATCTTTATACCTCCTATGGTAGTTGCGGTTGTTTTCACGGTTTTGTTCTTCAAGACTTGCTTTTGCACAATCATTAGTGCAGTATGTTTTATGTGCTTGTGATGGTTTGAATATTTTTCCGCACCAGTTGCAACGGGGTAGGGTGTTGAATATTGTGTTTATTGTTTTTTCAAGTATATGTTCATCTGATTTTATTATATGGTGGTTTAGTTTATTGGTTTTTAGATTTACTTCATTATCATATGTTAGGTATAGGTCGTATATTTGGCTGTACCTGTTTATGCTTTTAATATATGGCAACGGTAGATTATCTTGATTTATGTAGTCATCTATGAAACTGGTATCCCATATGATTAAGCGGAAATCATTATTATTTTTTATTATGTCATATGTTTTTGTACGGTAGTGTGCAAGATATAATAATTTAACATAACTACTCATATCCGGATTGTTTAATATACTTGAAACATTACTTTGTTTTAACAATTCAATACTGGTTACATTATATGTTTTCCGCTTGAAAAAATCTGTAAGATAATCAATCAAACTATATTTTAATTCATCATCTGTTGCATTTATACTAATGTGTAATGTCATGCTCCACCACCGTATTTGTCTGTATCTGTATCATAGAAAATCATACTGCCAGTTACACCGGTTTGTCCTTGATATTTATTACCACATTCACCGTAAACACGGTTGGGAGTATCGCCTAATTCTTCAAATAGTATTTGTGCTATTCTCATGTTTTCATATAGGATTATTGGTTGTTCACTCACATTTTTAATCTCTAATGTGATGTTTCCTTCAAATCCTGCATCGATAAATCCTGCGGTTACATGTATCATTATTCCGATTCTTGCGATGCTGCTTCTTCCTTCAACACGGGCTACAAGGTTGGGTGGTAGACTAATATATTCTTTGGTGGTTGCTAATATGAATTGATTGGGTGCTAATATTATTGCGTTTCCGGTTATGCTGTTGTATTTTGGGTTTTGGTTTTTTATGTCTAATGGTTGTTCTTGCGGTATTATTGTGTAAAATTCGTTGCCTAATTTTAAGTCTATGCTTGATGGTTGTATTTGTTCGGGTGTTGGTGGTGGTGTTATGGTTATTTCTTTGTTTTTTATTTTTTCGGTTATTTGTTTGTCTGTTAGTATCATTACTTATTAATTATGGGATGTGGTATTATTTAATGTTCAATCCCATAATTATTTTAAAAATGATATGGGGTACTACTTGTTTCTGATGAAACACCTCCTTCAAGCCCATCTTCATATGGTTCTACATATATTTCATTAGAATATATTTCTCCACCATACCATCCTAATTTTAATGCTCCAAAATAAACTCCGTCAATTATGTAATTTTTATAATCATTAACCCATAAAAATGCGGTTACGGTGTCTTTTTTGGTTTTATAGTATAATACTTTATACTCTTTTTGATAGATAATGATTTTACTATACATTGGTAGAGTGAATGTATGTCTATGTATATCTGTTTCTTTTTTGTATTTTGTTTTGACTTTAATTTTATAATCGTTTGAATCGTATCTTTTTTCAAATTTTTTTAATGCTTTATTGAATTGTTTTTCAGTATAATATGTTTTGCTGAAAATTTTTACTTTATTTGTTTTAAGTACTGGTTTTTTAATTATAATTGGTTCATATGTTTCGATTTGAATAGATTTATATTTATCTTGTTTTTCGGCTGTTCCTAATTTTTTATATTGTTTATCTGATAATGTAATTGTGTATTTTGTTGGATTTTTTTTGTTGTATTTCTCGTATTTTTCGATTTGTTTTTGTGCTTTTTTTGAGTAGTCTGTGTATGTGTCATCGTATACTATTGCTTTTCCTGTTACTGTTATTGTTTTTTCATTATCATCTATTATTATATCATCATCATTTGCACTTACAGTGGATATTACAAATAGTGCTGTTATTAAAATTAATAATAGTATTATTATTTTTTTCATTATAACTCCTCCTTTTATTATTATTATTTTGAATAATGATTTTAATATATGTTTATGGTTATCATATATTAATACTATAAATCAAACTCCCTATGCAACTGCAACAGAATATCCTCCGCTTTAACCTCCCCAATACCATCAACCGACACTAAATCCGATTTATCCAAATCTAAAACATCACTCACACTAACCAAATCCAAATCATTACAAATTCGCTCCCCCAATTTAACACCAACACTATTAACATTGTTTGCCAATAATCTTAATGCCGGTGTACCTTTTGATTTGTTAAACCGTTTTAATACTGGTTTTAAATTAGTACAATGTTCAGCAATTTTCCACATTAAAAGAAATGCTTGTTTTTCAGTATTTACTTGTAAAACACTACTAAAATTACAAATACTTGCAATACTACCATAATATTGTTCCATTGTCATATATCTACCAGTATATCTCTTTTGTTTTTTAAATAATTCAATCCTCTGTTTATCACTCCCTACAATAATCAGAAAATGATAATCAAAATCATTAGATAGATTAATCATTTGATTAAAAACACGATTATCTGTTATACTTTGTAAATAATCTTCTATTGTTTTATATTCAAATGCAACACGAATATCATTATCCATAAAAACATAATCCCCATTTAATAAATGGGTTTTTTCTACTTCATCTGCTTTATCCTTATAATATTCTAATGCAGGTTTTATCCGTGATTGCTCACGGTCATCAATAAATATTTTTTTCATAATCCTTTAACCTCCGCTTTAATACGGTCTTTCTCATTAATATCCCAACCACACTCTTCAAACAATTCAACAATCCTCCGTGCTTGTCTTTCGGTTTTACAACTGCAATAATACTTCCGTTTATGTCGGATAGTATAGTAAGTACCGCATCGACCATAATTTTTAACCCTTGCTTTATGTTTTGGTCTGCCACGAGCATAAGGATTGCGGGGTTTAATTAATCCTTTTTCAAGTGCTTCTGCTCTTAATTTCTTCATTTTTGTATCTGTAACTCCTAATTCATCACGGATTTCTGTTGTTCGCATACTGGTATGGTATAATTCTACAAATCGTTTAAAAAGTGTAGGGGAATCGTATTCCCCGTCAATTACATTGAAATTCATAATTTATCAACTTTTATTCTTATATTACGGTCTTTTTTATGTGTTTCACGGTTATAGTAGTCTTGTACATCAATTTTAGTTATTTTATCATATTTGCCGGTTGGTGTTATGATTGTTATTGTTAATTCTCCACTACGACTTAAACCATAGAAACGGTTGATTGCATCTCTTAAAATTGTGTAAATATTTGCTTTCATTTTATATCACCTCATATGCTTTGTTATTTTTGTTTGTTGCTAATATTACCCATTCCCATATTTGTATTTGTGTGATTGGGTCTTGCCATGTTAATAATTCAATGTTAATTAATGGTGTAATCATAAAAGTACAGTTACTCGCCATTAACCATTTTATTTTAGGTATTATTATTTTTTGTTTTTGTTTTTCAAGTTTTTGGTATATTTGTTCTTTTGTTCGCCTATTCATATTATTAATCCTCTTTATTGAATAATATAGTTCTCATATATTGGATATACTCTATTTGTTCATCAGTCCAACCTTTATTGCTTGTTGCAATGCAATGTAATAGTTTTAGTATTGTTAATTGGAAGTAATCATTTGCAAGTTGTTTAGTATTATCTAATTCTTGTTCAAATAACTCATATAGTTCAACTATTCTTCCAGCATCTTCGTATGTTTGTGCTGCGGTTAAATATTCTTCTTTATTGAATATGTGGAATTGTCGATATTCTTCCATATATTTAATTTTATATTTACTTTCAGTCATTCGGATTCCCACCTTTCTTTATATTCAAAATCACCATAGTTTATTTTTGCTTCTTCATAATTACAATTAAATAACAAGTTGCACCATTTATCAAAATCAGTTAAAGATTCAGAAAAAACAATATCAAGATAAAAGAATAATGCTTTTTTTAATTGTTCATTTTCATCTTTTGTTCTTATATGTTCAATGTTAGTAAAATTTCTAAAATTACAAAGAGACTTATTTGCATTTTTTAACTTTTCATTTTCTTTTTTTAATTTGTTATTTTCATCTACAAGAGTATCAATTGTTTTTTCTGCTTTTATACTATTATTTCTGCATCTTTGCAAATCATTTAATGTATCTATACTATCTGAATTATTAATCTGTAATCTTTTCTGTAAGTATTCATTCTCTTCATTAAGTTCACTTATCTGTTTTATTAATTCTGCTTTTTCAGAAATTTCTTCACTTGCTGTTATTTTCCATGATGATGCTTTACCTTGAAGTTCTATATTTTCTTTAAGTAGTTCATTCAGTTCATCACAGAATAATTCTGCTTCTGTTTTATTTTTAATTTCGGTAGATACAATTGAACCATTAGGTCGTAATACTGAATATTCCCCAAGATTATCTGCCATTATTTTATATTGTTTTTCAGTCATTCAAATCCCTCTTGTGTCCTAATAACCATTCGTTATAATCCTCGATTATTTTCTGTAATGCTTTCTGACCTAATTCTGTTTTCTGATGTTTAATATGCTTACTAATTGAATTTTGAATATACTGTAATTGTTGTTTTAACTGCTCATTCTCATTTCCTAATTCATTAAACTTTTTTAAAATCTCATCAAAATCATCTACCCAACAAACAAAATCATAATCATCAAAATGCTCATCATATTCAAAAAAAGCATTTTCATGCTGTGGTTCTCCTATATCAATTATAAATCGGTCATTTTTAGTCATCGTTTAACTCCTTAAATCAATATAACAATCATTACAAATATATTCCACCACATTTCTTTTTAATTTTGATGAATAATACACTCTTTTTTCTTTATATTCAACAATATCTGTTCCACATCTTTTACACTTCATTCTCTAAACTCCTTTTTTCATATTTTAATACAATTTCTTTTAATTCAGTATCAATCAGAATGTCATTAATATAATATGCAGTATCCTTTTGAAAAAAGAATATACTGTATCCTTTTAGTAATCTAGATATTAATTTGAATTTTAAGTCTTCAAAACTCAATATCTATCTAATATTTGAACCAATTCTCCTTTTTTCATTATTTCATACTCCTTCAAAATAATCACATTCATTTGATTTATTTGGTTCTTTATCAATAGTGCAAAAAGTATCTAATTCTCGGCCATTAATCCAAATACCGCCTTGATGTTTACAATCCAAGCATATGCAGAAATCATCTCTTTCACTCATTCAAATAACCTCTTATGTTTTTTTCGAATTTCTTTATCATGTTCTTTTATTTCATCCAAATATTGTTTAAACTTGTCTGAAACTCCATACCCTTGTCGTATTGCTCTACTTAATTCAAATAACATTATTTGATTATTATTTGATGATTGTAGGCATTGTAATTTCCAAAATTTAATATCATTATCTTGTCGCAACTCTTTGTTCTCTTTTTCTAACTCTTCCTTTTCATCATTGAGTTCATTTAATTTATTACATACTTTATCTGCTGAATATTTGCACATTATACTATCAAATACTACTTTATCATCAACAGTATCTTCAACACTCCATTCATGAAAACGCCCTATAACTTTGTAAACTTTAAATCGTTTATCTTCAGTCATTTTAACTTCGCCTTTTAATTATTTCTTGAACAGTCTTTTTTGATTTCCATATTTCATCAATTTTATTACTAATTTCCTTCCCTATCTTTTGTAAATCGTAATCATCTTGAGAAACTTCATTTAACAAATTCACGATTTCATATAAACTTAAATGCAATTCTTCTTCTTTAAGATTATCATAGATGACACCTTTTAAATCATGATAATGGAAAGATTTTAATTCAAATCGTTTATTTTTAGTCATTCTTTCACCACTATTTGTAAATGATTAATTATTTTTTCCCCACAATCATAGCAAATAAATCCGAATGGTAAAACATAATAATGCCAATCAATTTCTTTTCCACACAAAAAACATTGTTTTTCAGTCATTCTAAATCCTCCTTACAAATATCCCCACAAAACAACTCCATTTCCAAATTCATCAACACATTTTCCACTAATACCATTTCCGCAAAACTCATTTTATCATAACTTTTAATATACTTCTGTGCAGTTACTTTTACTGCTTCCCTAATCTCCTCTTCTGAATATCCTTTAAAAATAACCTCACCATTAACATTAACTCTTGCCATTTTAAACTCCTCCATATCCATTAAATATGATGGCGGATAACCACCATACACCCACAAAGCAAATCTACCCAATATTCTTTTTAACCACATAATATTCATCAGTAATCTTATAATCATTTTTATTTTTTTTAAATTCGTTTTTGTGTTTGATTTCATGGTTATCTACAAAATCACCAATAAAACTACTTAAACTAACACTCATAATTAAATCACCCCGTATTCTTTTAAAACCATATCAGTAACCAACATATCCCAACCACAATCCCGCAAATCACTAACAATAGACTTCACAATATCCTCTGAAACTTTATCTGCATTTAAAGTACAGAAAACAGTATTAACACCATTAATACTTTTTTGAATAACATAATAACCATTAACAAGACTATAATTCTTTGGTTTAACTTTAACCGTATCGATAAAATCTTGTACTTCATTAACCTGCCAATTATGCTCAATACACTCACGAACAACTTTTTTACTGGTTTGTTTATCCGGAAATCTACCAACATATATTATTTTATCCCCGATTTGTTTTTGTACTGTGTATGTGCCATCGGCTTTTTGTGAGTAGAATTTTGCTTGTTGTTGATTCATATGTCTTACAGCAGGTATGTCCCCGTTTTGTATTGCTTGTTTTCTTAATAATCCATATTCTTTATGATTAAGATTATTCAATCTCCTTACATCATGTCCGGTGAGTTTAGGATTATTATAATCATTTACAAAAGAAGTATAGGCGGACAATTTAATATCCCCCCATACCTAACTCTTTTCTTTTTTCAGGATTATTCACAATCATATTTGGTTCTTTTTTAATTTCCGGCAACTCATCAGCAAATTTTGCACATTTAACAATAAAATACGGTTGAATATGGTCGTAATCATTAATCAAATTCTCTACGGTTTCCATAAAATTATCTGCATTAAAAATTGTAATTTTAATATAATTCATTTGATTAACTGTTAAACCAGTTCTTGCACCATCAATTTTCAATTTATTATTCTCAATTTCAAATAATGGTTTTTTATTATACATTGCTATTGGATTAGTGAAAATATCTGTTTCTTTTAATGTTTTAACAATCTTTTGCAAACGATTAAATTTAATACCGTACTTTAATACATTTATATCCAAATTATCGTTTACTTCATCAATATTATCTGAAATTTCAGATAATTGCACAATATTAAATAAAGGAATTTTAGTATATGTTCCGGTGGATGCTGTAAAATAAAAACCATCAAAATTTAAACCTCTTTGAGTATATGGTTTAACACTTCTATTTACTGTAACTGTATCGGGCAATTCTTTATTTTTATATGCTTCATATAAATCTTGATAATGGTTATATTCAATTCCCGCACATAATGTAATAGTATTATATGGACTTAAACCATATTTTTTTGCAAGTTTATTAAAACTTAAATCAAGATCCGGAATATCTTTTTTTAATCCGATTAATGTATCCATATTATATTTGCATATTCGACCATTTCCCCCCATTAATTTACCCGTATTATCGATTAATGTTAATTCCGGTATTTTTTTAATATAAGTTTTATGATATTCTCTGTATGTTTCCGGTTCGTCATTTTTAGGTATTCCGTCTATGTCGTTTTGTAAATTTAACTGATCTTTAACCTCTTGAAAATTATACTCTATAACATTAATTAATTTAGATATATTATTCTCTACTTTATTAGTTAATTTAGATATATTAAATTCTACTTCTTCATAATTCTCTAATAAACCTTTATTTTCTTCAACTAAATCTTCAATTAAAATAGATTGTTTTTTAACAACTTCTTTTAAATTACTCACTTCTTCAATTAAATTAATATTATCTTCATTTGATTTTTTTCTCCAGAACATCTTATAATCACCCACATTCAAAAAAAAAGATTTAATCTTTATATGCCAAATAAAACCGTTCAGCAGCACGGAAACTATCACATTCACTTAACTGCTCCGGTTCAGCATAATTCAACAAAACCTCCACCAGTTCTAATAAATACTCTATACTCACATTTAAAATATTACAAACATCTTCAACCTCCGCATCATCAACAGACACACCATTACGGTATCTGCTCCAAACACTCAACCAAGCATTATTCAACTGCTTATCACTTAACTCTAACTCTTTAATACTTTCATCTTGCTTTAAAGTTAATAAATGAATATTAACTTGTGCCTCTTTAATTTTATCCAATTCTCTTTGAATATCCACTGCCATAAAATCATCATTACTGAAATAACTTCTTAACACACTATTAACAAATTCAGATAATGATGGAAACTCACGGCGGGATTTCTCCCATATATCCATATCAAGATTAATTGTTGTAACTTTCTTTTTCATAATAACACTTTCCCTTTACGAATTTGTTTTTTAACATTCTGCAAAGCAATATCCAATATACTATCAGCATCATATTTTGTTTCAAAACATTTAACACCTAATTCTCGGCGAACATCATATAATATTGTATCATTCACTTTACTAACACTATAATGTCGCATTCTCGCTAATAACATTTCCTCCGTATCATTAACCATTTTCATTTGTCCGTTGCTCATAACCTGCTGTAATTCCCCTGCTGTTTCCGGTGATAAATCCAATGTTTCCAATGCTTTTGTGTAAATACTAATCGCACATTTCACATCATCAACTGTTGCTTCTTCTCGTAATTCTGCTTTAGCACGAGCAATTGTTAATCTTTCAATTGCTTTTAAATCTCTTGCAGTTATCGGTTTTGCGGATTCATCACTATAAACGGCTTGTCTTGTTTTAACATAAAAATCCACGAGTATTTGTTTTGCATCATCATTTAACACGGGAAATACTTCAAGTTTCGCATATGTAATATATTTTTTAAATAATTCGGTTGGAATTATCTTCAAATTATTATCCACACCACGATTATTATTTAACAAACTTGTTGCAATCATAGTATCCTTTTCAACTTCCACAGTATCCTCTAATTTAAATACAAGGTCAAAACGGGATAATGTACTGTCCGGAATATCAATTTGGTCTTTAACACTTTTATAATTATTAAACTTACTATATTTCGGATTAGCACATGCAACAACACTTGTACGAGCAGACATAGTCTGCATCAAACCTGCCTTTGTACTACTGACAGTTAATTGTTCCATAGGTTGATTTAAAGTTTTCTGAACACTTTTAGGCAACTTATCAAACTCATCAATACACAAAACACCAGTATCTGCTAAAACAACTGCACCGGCTTCTAATGTCCAAGCACCAGTCAATTCATCTTTAACCGCAGCAGTAGTTAAACCCGCACGAGTAGTATCCGCACCACTAATATAATTCAATTTCGGAGCACGGGCTTGTAAAGCAGTAACCAACTGACTTTTTCCAATTCCAGGGTCTCCGATTAACAATACATGAATTGTCCATCTATCCATAACTTCAGATTTAAATACATCATCAGCAGGTCTATAACCCTCAAACAATTGTAATAATAATCCTTGCTTTACAATAGTATAACCTACTATTTCCGGTGCAAGACTATTAACCAACCGTTCAAATATCTGCGAATCTTTGGAAAGTTCCCGTATTTCTTCTTTATCCGATTCAGTTATACGATAATCTTCAAAAGCATTATCCACAGGTGTAATATTATGCAAATCAATAAGAAACTCAAAATCATCTTTATGCTTCTTATCTGTTTTACGGACTTTAAACTCACCAAGAATATCCACTACATCACCGGCTTTAAGATTATGATGTGGACTTGCAAGATAATCCTCCATATACACTTTAAATTCCCTTGTTGAACCTCCACTCCTCAACTCTAACTGTTCTTCAAGTTTAGCATAACGATAATTACGAAACTCGGATAAATCATATACTGGACGGAAACTTCTTCCACCACATTCAGTACATAATGTAGGTTCTGCAACAATATTTTCTTTAACATCAACACGGTGTAATCGCATACAACCTCTGCATTCGTATACTGCGGTTTTTAATCCAGGTGTTGTTTCAGTTATATTTTTAATCATTGCTTTTGCACTGATAATATTACCATTATATGTAGCATCAAGGTCATGTAATTCACAGTTTGGTGGTACATCGATTATTTTTATTGTTGTCCATGTTTTGTTATTGTTTTTTCGGTTGATTTCTTTTTCAACAATGTTTATGATGCGGTTATAGTTTTTAATCTGGAAGAAATCTTTACCTGTGATATTATTATAGTGTTCGTTTAAATGAGTATAATCTATTTTTAACTGGTTTTGCTTTTTCTCATTAACTAAATCAGTTAATTCAGTATTGTACTCTTCTTGTATGTATTTTAACAATATTTCTTCCGGCTTCATTTAACTCACATTCTAAAAAAAAAGAATAATAATAAAAAATAGTATTATTATTCTATTAATTCGTTTTCAATTTTCAATAACAATCTTGCATTACTAATTAAATCATTAACGATTTTAATTTTATTTTTGTAAAACTCTACTTTCTCGGTTAATTTATTTATATCAGATAACTCTTTTTCAAGTTTCTTATCCATTATACTATCTTTCATTGCAACTGTGGGTCTTTTTTCACCAGTTAAAGTAGCAAAGTCTAATTTTAATAAATAGTCATTTCTTTTATTTTGTTCCTCTGCTTTAACTTTACTTAACTTTTTTTGCAATGGCATTAACTTTTGAAATAGTAAAAACATTTTTTCAAATACAAGGTCATTAATGTTCAAATCAAAAACACTAACTTCAACTGCATCATTTTCTTTTTTAAATTCACATACTGCATAATCTTCCATACTCATCACCATATTTATTTTTCCATATTAAGAATAATCCATGAAGGATAATCCTCACTTGCACCTTTAACAACTTTAACATTAACACGATTCTGCATATCAATATATTTACAAATATTTTCAATATTCGCACCATTAATTTTATTTATCTCTTCGCCTTTTTCAGTTACAACATTTGTTTCATCGAAGAACCTCATAAAACTAAATATAAGGTCGAAACCTCCACGATAAAAACCAAAGAATTTATTAATATCCTTGATTACACCATTATCATTACGGCGAGGAATATTTGCATATAAATCAATATATTCAGGTTCATCATCATCAATAGTATCATCAAACAATCTTAAACGAATGCTTTGGTAATTTTTTTCATATTTGCCTTCATCATCTTTGTCATTGTTATCAAATATTGTAATTTCCGGATAACCCTCGATTTTGTTTCCAATATCAAAATCTTGGATAGTATATTTTAAGCAACCGTCGGTTTCTTTTGGTTCTTTGCCACTGATGGTTTTAAATCCTTCTACATATTCTGCTTTGAAACCGAAGTCAAGACTTACTTGTTCGGTCATATCTTCAACTTGCACATCTTTTAAACTCATATTAAATCACCTATTTTATTTTTTTCATATCTGTATTGTTAATTTCTTCACTACTTACTTCACCCGCACCAATTAATTTTGCAATTGCGCGGTCGGTTGCACGGGTTTCAGCGGTTGTACGAAGGTCATGTCCGCTTGCTTTTGCTTTACCTTTTTCCCAGATATCGCAACTCGCATCGGCTTCCACAATTCTTTGGTCGTTTGGTAATTTTGCTTCAACACGATAATATGCTTCTTTTACTTGTCCGTTTTTACCTCTTTCAATACTTTTTTCAATTATTCTGGTTTTTACATTGAATGCTCTTCCTAATTTGAACCATGCACTTTTTTTAGGGAATTTTCTTGTTATTGTTTTACCGTTTTCATCTTTTCCTTTATATTTTTGGAAATCATCTTCGGTTAATAGTTTGCGACATAATTCTTGGTAAGCATTCCAACTTTCAACTGCTGCTTCTACATCTATAATACCGGTTTCTTGTAATGGTATAATATTATTATTCATTTCTTCTGTATTTTCAATTGCGGTTTCTTCTACGATTTCGGTTTTTAATGCCATTTTAATAATCCTCTTTTACACAAATATATTCAACAAAATCTGTGTTAATCACCATTGTAACATTCTGATATATGCCTTTTATTGTGGCTTTAATCAAGTTTTTACTACCAGTTATTTCATCATTTTTATCTATAGTGATTGTTTCACCACTATTTAGGTTTATTTGGATTATTTGATTTTCTTTTAAATCAAAATATAATCCCATAATATAGTTTTTCATTATATCCAACTCCCAAACTTATTATAATGTGTACCAGACTCAACCGCACTCACATCTTGAAACAATACTATTAATACTGCTGCAATTAAACACCATAACACGATAAAACAGATTATTAAACCTGCCCTCTGATGTTTCATCAAAAAAGTATCTAACATTATAATATATTTGTTAGATACTATTGTTTCGGTTAAATTCATGATTTCACCTCTCTCTGCGGAAAAAACTTCACGAATTTATCCTCTACAATCGGTTGGTCGGTTGTTGTGTTTTTATGGGTTATTGTTTGTTTTTTACAGTAACCTACGATAAACGGAGTTCCATTTCTCCATTTAACACTAACAGTATCACCAGTATCCATGTAGAATAAGTCATCTAAAAGGTTTTTATGCACATCACATACATAAGCACCTTTGTTACCTTTTACTTGGATTTTATCCTTGTTGATGGATAAAATCTTTGCGGTGATGTTGCTTTTTGCAACTTTCACCCAACCATCATGGTTTAATATGCCGTGATGGTTTTCTTTAAAATTGAAACTCTGCTTTTCTGCATTCATATTTAAAAACCTCACATTCAAAAATATCAAAAAACAAGAAGTCTTTTCTTTCTTGTTCGTGCTCATCAATCATTTCTTCCAATATTTCATCTGGTGTGTATGAAATGATTGTGTCTTTTGGAGGATTTAGGTTATAATGATTATAATTTTTCATTATAATCGCTCCTCATACTTTTTCTACAATTAACAATCTTATCAATTAGTTGTTTTTGTTCTTCGGAGATTATCCATACGGATTCTCCGTTATATTCGATTTGTTTCATTGTTGTTATCTCCTGAGATTAAAATTATTTTGTTTTTTAATCTCTATATTAATATATATTTTCATAGTATATAAATGTTATTATTTTATATAATTATATAATTTATATAATTATATAATTTGTATAAAAAAAAATAAATTTCATTTGTGGTTATCTGAAACTTCTTTTTTTAAAACATTTATGGATTTAACCTTAATGGGAAAAAAATAACATTTTTTTTAACTCACATTCAAAAAAAAAGTTAAATCATTGCAGCAGGAGGAAAATTCACCTTTGTATAACTATTTTCTTCCTGCTGTAACTCCCAAACTTTTAATCCCATACATTTAATAAATTATCAACCCTTTTTTCTAATTCATCAACTTTATCTAATTTATCTTTCAACCGCTTATTCTCCTCCAATACCTTATTATACTCCGGTGAATACTCATCAATAGTTTTAATCCGAGTTAATAACAATAACGAATCCATATGCTCCAAATACAATTTTTTCAAATGCTCTTCATCTTCAAAGAAATATACCGAATCCACCGCATTATTAGATTTGCCTTGCAGTATGTTAATTGTATATTTGTCTAATCCGGATTTTGCAAGATTGGTAGCATGAAACTTCCTTAAAGCATGACCCCTCAAACGATTATAACTCCCAACTTTACCCAAACCCAATAAACTATTTAATTCTTGAAATGCTTGTGTATAATACACTGGATTGATTTTAAACAATGCCTCATCTTTCTGTAATTCTCCCCCTCTACCGATTAAGTATAATATTATTTCAGTTGTTGCTTCCGGTGTATTGAAAGTAATAAAAAACTTATTAGTTTTGCTTCTTCTTGCCTCCCATACTGGTATTACATTATCCATTTCCAGTAATGTTTGCAATGCTTCTGTAATATCTGTTTTATTATGATATTCTTTTGTTGCAGTTATAAAATCATCTACCGTTAAATTAAGTGCATCAACCTTACTCATACCCGTACTGGACAAAAATAATATTAATGCTCTCATTACTGGTGATGCTAACTCATATGCTTTTTGTAATATATCGTGGTCGGGTAGATCTGTTGCTTTTACTGGTTTTTGCATATCAATATTTTTCAGATTTAATGGTGGTAGTTTGCCTATTTCGATTTCGTTATGATGGTAGAATGCTTTTACTATTTTGAAATATGTTTTTATTGAATTTATAGTGTTTAAATCATTATGTAGATGGTTTTGGTATGATGTTAGTCTTTTTTTCAGTATTCTTCGTTTCCATCTTACCCCCTGCTCTTCATCACGGTCTGCTTCAATTAATAAATCATGCAGTGTTTTTTGTTGGTATTGGCTGTAATGGTTTAATGCTCTTCTTACTACAAAATATGATGTTTTTTTTAGTTGGCGGGATTGTATGTATTCCCGTATGTATTCTTCATTATCCATTTATTTCACCTTTGTACTTGTTGTATTATATTTTTTATATGTATTAATTAGTTTAGAAAGACCATTTGAAAACTAATATTTATACAATAAATTATAAAAGTGATAGATAAAAATAGTATTATTTAATGATTACTACTTTATTTATCTATCACTTTATTATATAATTTCGGTGAAATATTATATAAAATCAATGGAGGAAATAATATTAATGTGGGGCGGAGTAAATTTA